GACTCAAGACTTCTCAATGCAGACTTCGGTGAATCAGGTGGATTAAGAGCAGGACTATCAATCGGTAAGATACATGGCTTTGATGTTTACTCATCAAACAATTTACCTGCCGTTGGAACAGGTCCGGGAACTTCAGGTTCAGCAAACCAAAACTCTAATTATGGGCTTATTGTTGCAGGACACAGTTCTTCAGTAGCTACTGCTGAACAAATCAACAAAACAGAGTCTTACAGAGACCCTGATTCTTTTGCTGACATTGTTCGTGGTATGCATTTGTATGGCAGAAAGATACTTCGACCTGAAGCTATCGTAACTGCTAAATACAACGTAGCGTAAGGGAGGATAGACTATGGCAACATATGATTTAACATCATCCGATACCACAGGGGTATCCTCAAATTCTATCGCAGCTATGCCATCTGTTAAAAATACTCATGTAATGAGAAATATTGAAGCATACTTAGATATTGATGCTTTAGTAGCAGCAGGTGGTAGCTTTTCAGATGGAGACATTTTTCAGGTGTTAGAAATACCTGCAAATACTCTAGTCTTAAATGCAGGTGCAGAAGTGATGAAAGCATTCACAGGCAGTTGTACTCTTGACATGGATTTTGCAGCAGGTGATGACATTATTGATGGTGCAGACATAACCTCTACAGGTTTTTGTGCAGCAGGAAGTAATGGTCAAACTAATACTATTGTGGGAAGTGCAGCTTCAACTTACACTCAATTTGTAACTACTACAGATACTATTGATGCTAAGATTGCAGGTGCAGCTCCAGCTACAGGCAGACTCAGAATGTATGCAACTGTTATTGATTTAGCAGGGCATGGATTAGATGATAAGCCTGATGAAGTTGATAGAGACCAATTAGCTTAATTAGCTAGATATAGGGTGGCAGGGAAACTTGCCATCCTTTTAACACGAGTTTATTATGGCAGAAACATTCCTTACACATACAAATAGAGTTATAGCACGATTAAATGAGGTAGCATTAACATCTTCTGATTTTGCTTCTTCACGAGGTATACAAACACAGTGTAAGAATGCCATCAACGAAGCTGTAAGATATATTAATCAAAAAGAATTTCAATACCCTTTTAACCATACTACAAAAACACAAACACTTACAGCAGGAACAGTTAAGTACAGTATTCCAACAGATGCTAAAACTGTAGATTATAATACATTTAGATTAGTAAAAGATAGTGATTTAGGTGTAAGTGGTGGAAGATTATCCATACTTAATTACAATGATTATGTAAATTCTTACATAACACAAGAAGATGAAATAGTTACAACAACATTAAGCACATCACATACGGATTCAGTTACAACAATTACAGTAGCTAGTACAACAGGTTTTGATAGTGCAGGAACTTTGCACATAGGTAACGAACAAGTTACATATACAGGCACAACAAGCACAACATTTACAGGTGCTACAAGAGGTGCTAATTCAACAACAGCATCAGCACATGATAGTGGTGTTCAAGTAGCACAGTTTGATAGAGGTGCTATACCATCTTATGTAACTAGAACACCTGACAATAATTATATTCTTTATCCTTACCCCAATAAATCTTTTTCTATAAAATATGATTACTTTACGTTTCCTAGTGATATGTCAGCACATGGAGACACAACATCTATACCTGACAGATTTGCACCTATAATAGCAGATGGTGCTACAGCTTTCGTATATCAATACAGAGGTGAAACCCAACAATATCAATTAAATATGCAAAGATTTGAACAGGGTATTAAAAATATGCAAACATTGCTAGTCAATAGATTTGAATACGTTAGGTCTACATATATACCAAGAACAGGATATTCTAATACAGCAGACATACCACTAAGGTTAACATAATATGCCTGACCAATCACAAACATCCCCTTTTACTTTTGCGTGTCAAGGTGGATTAGTTTTAAATCAACCGACATTTAACATGCAACCGGGTCAAGCATTAGAGTTACAAAACTTTGAACCTGATATTGATGGTGGTTATAGAAGAATAAGTGGTTTTAGAAAGTATATAAATCATATTGTACCTCAAACATCTGCTTCAACAGAAAAAGTATTAATGGTTGCAGAGTTTGCAAATAAAGTTATTGCAGCTAGAGGTCAAAAAATATTTAGTTCTGCATCAACTGAACTTTCTATAGCCATAGCTTCAGGAACAGGTATGACAGGTTCAGGAACTATAACTGTAGACAGTACAACAGGATTTAGTTCTAGTGGAACATTACAAATTAATTCAGAAATATTTACATACACAGGTGTTACATCAACAACCTTTACAGGTGTAACGAGAGCAACAAGTTCTACAAGTGCCGCAGCTCATGCAGTAAATGATGTAGTATCAGAAAGTTGGACAGAAAGAGATGCAAGTCGTTCTGATGCAGGTAAATATAATTTTGAAAGATTTAACTTTGATGGTAATGATAAATTAGTTGTTGTAGATGGGGATAATGCACCTACAGTATTTAATACGTCTATAGCAGCGACTGATGTATCATCAGCAGGTAGTGGCGAAGTTAGCACAGCAGTAACAGGTGCTAAGTTTGTAGCAGCTTTTAGAGAGCATATGTTTTATGCAGGTATGTCTAGTACACCACAAGAGTTAGTTTTTAGTGTACCTTTTGATGAAGATAACTTTGCAACAGGCAGTGGTGCAGGTTCAATAAAAGTTGATGATACAATAGTTGGATTAAAAGTTTTCCGTAGTGATTTATTTATATTTTGTGAAAATAGAATATTTAAATTATCAGGAAGTACATTAAGTGATTTTACAATAACACCTGTAACAAGAAATATAGGTTGTGTAAATGGAGACACAATACAAGAATTTGCAGGTGACTTAATATTTTTAGGACCTGATGGATTACGTACAGTTGCAGGTACAGCAAGAATTGGTGACGTTGAGATTGGTACAATTAGCCGTGCTGTACAAACTGAAATAGATAATAATATAATAGATTCAGATTTATTTGAGTCTATTGTTATACCTGATAAAACACAATATAGATTATTTTTTAGTAATAGTTCAGATGCTGAAACAGCAACAAAAGGTTTAATATGTGTTTTAAAAGGTCAACAGTTTGAGTTTGCAAAATTAAAAGGCATTAAACCATCAGCTACAGATACATTTGTAGAAACAGGAGATGTAAAAGCAATACATGGTGGTTTTGATGGTTATGTTTACAGACAAGAAAAAGGCAATGATTTTGATGGAGAAGCTATAGATGGTAAATATAGAAGTCCTGATTTAACATTTGGAGACCCCGGAGTTCGTAAACACATGCAAAGAGTTATTTTAAATTATGCACCTGAAGCATCAATTAGTGCAGATTTATTTTTAAGATATGATTATGAAGATGCACAAGCACCAAGACCTGCTGCTTATCCTTTTGATTCTTCAAAAGTGTCTGCTGTTTATGGAACATCAACATATGGAACAGCGACTTATGGTGGTTCAACACAGCCACTAGTAAGACAGTCAGTAGAAGGTTCAGGGTTTGCAGTAGCACTTAGGGTTAATGATAGTGGAACTACTGCACCATACTCATTAAAAGGGTTTGGATTAGAATATCAAGTGGGAGCAAGAAGATAAATGGGAGCAACGTATACAAGACAGTCTACATATACTGATGGCGATGTTATACAGGCATCCGATACTAATAATGAATTTAATCAGTTATTAGCTGCATTTGCATCAAGCACAGGACACACACATGATGGTACAAGTGCTGAAGGTGGTCCTATAACTAAATTATTAGGCACATCTATAACAATAGGAGATGGTACAGCAGGTACAGATATAGCTGTAACTTTTGATGGTGAAACATCAGATGGTGTTCTTACTTGGATGGAAGATGAAGACCACTTTAAATTTTCAGATGACATAGTAATAGATAGCACTAAAAAATTATATTTAAATGATGAAGGTGGAGAGCATATAAGTGGTGATGCTACAGATTTAACAATAGCATCAGGAAATGACATTAATTTAACAGCAACAACAGATATTAATATACCTGCTAATGTTGGTTTAACTTTTGGTGATGATGCAGAAAAAATAGAAGGTGACGGAACTGATTTAACTGTTTCAGGTAACAACATAAATCTTACAGCAGTTGCAGATGTAAATATTCCATCAGGTGTAGGGCTAACATTTGCTACAGCAGAAAAAATAGAATCAGATGGTACTGATTTAAGTATAACTGTTGGGTCAGGTGGTGATATTAATATACCTGCCGATATAGGATTGACATTTGGTGATGATGGAGAGAAGATAGAAGGTGATGGTACAGACCTTACTATAACAGGTAATAATATTAACTTAACTGCTACAGCAGATATTGTAGTTCCTGCAGATGTAGGTATTACATTTGGTAGTGGTGAAAAAATTGAAGGTGATAGCACAGATTTAACTATTACATCAGGTGCTAAAATAAACTTAACAGCAACTTCTGATGTACATATACCAAACAATGTTGGTGTTGTATTTGGTGGTGACAGTGAAAAGATTGAAGGAGATGGCACAGATATGACTATCTCTGCAAACAATCTTACAGTGGATGCAGTAGCAGATATTACTTTAGATGCAGGGGGTGCAGATGTAGTTCTTAAAGATGATGGCACACAATACGCATCTTTTACAAACTCTAGTGGTGATTTAGTAATTAAATCAGGTTCTACCACTATGCTTACAGGTAGTGGTGCTGACGTTACAATCGCAGGTGATTTAACTATATCAGGTGATGACCTAACTATGGGTACAAACACTAGTGGTCATATCATGGTTGCAGATGGTACTAACTTTAATCCTGTAGCAGTATCAGGTGACGTAACAATCAGTAATACAGGTGCTGTAACAATAGCAAATGATGCAGTTGAAACTGCAATGCTTAATGATAATATTATTACAGGACAGACTGCTGAAACTTCTGTTGCTAGTAACGATGTTCTTTTGATTTATGATACAAGTGCTAGTGCAATTAGAAAGATTACTCGTGCTAATTTTACTGCAGGACTAGCTTCTTCAGATGCTATCAATACAATCGTACAAGATACAACTCCACAGTTAGGTGGTAATCTTGATACTAATTCACATAACATACTTATTGACGATGCACATTTTATTGCAGATGAAAATGGTAATGAACAAATTATATTCCAAACTACATCTTCTGCTGTTAATCAGATTGATGTAACAAATGCTGCAACAGGTAATTCACCTGAAATATCTGCAACAGGTGACGATACAAATGTTAGTTTAAAGATAACACCAAAAGGTTCAGGGCAAGTTGTACTTGATGGTAATGTGGGTGTTGAATCAGGTGTTATAGATTTAAAGAACTCAGGTTCTCAATCATATATTAGATTTTACTGTGAGTCTTCTAATGCTCACTATGCACAATTACAAGCACCTGCTCACTCTGCTTTTTCAGGTAATACTACATTAACTCTACCTGCAACAACAGATACAATAGTAGGCAGAACAACAACAGATACATTAACAAATAAAACTTTAACTACACCTACATTAACAACACCAATAGCAAATGCAGGTATACAGTTAAAGAATGGTTCTACTTCAGCAGGATTTTTAGAGTTCTTTGAAGATAGTGATAATGGTACAAATAAAGTAACTTTGATAGGTCCTTCATCTACATCAGACATTACTTTAACATTACCAAGCAGTGCAGGTACAGTTGCCACAACTGCTACTGCTGCAGATGAAGCTACAGCATTAGCTATAGCATTAGGATAATGCTTGACAAATAAGCAAAAATAAAGTATAATTAGTAAAGGAAAATAAAATGGCAAATACATTTAAAGTTGTAACAAAAGCAGGAGTTACATCAGCAGATGTTATTTATACAGCAGGTTCAGGTGTTACAGCTATTGTGTTAGGATTAATACTTGGCAACACAACAACTTCTCAAATAACATCTACAGTGACACTTTCATCAGATACAAGTTCTAGAGCAGGTGCTAATGATGAAGCTAACCAAGCAGTAGAGTTAATTACTGATGCACCTATTCCTGCAGGGTCATCATTAGAATTATTATCAGGTAACAAAGTTGTACTAGAAACAACAGACACTATTAGTGTTACAGGGAGTGGTGCTACAGATGTTGCACTTTCAATTATGGAGATAACATAATGCCTTATTTTGGAAATAATCCTTCACCATTATTATTAAATACTGTTGCTCAAAACGGCAAGGAAATGACACTTGATGCTGATGCAGATACAAGTATCACAGCCGATACTGATGACCAAATAGATATTAAGATTGGTGGAGCAGACGATTTTCAATTTACTGCTAATACTTTTACTGCTCAATCAGGTAGCACTATTGCAACTAACACAATATCAGAAACAACATCAGGTTCAGGTGTTACAATAGATAGTGTTCTTCTTAAAGATGGTGGCATTGACGTTAATGGAAATGAAATCATACTAGATGCAGATGCAGATACTTCTATTACTGCTGACACAGATGACCAAATAGACATAAAAATAGCAGGAGCAGATGATTTTCAATTTACTGCTAATACTTTTACAGCACAGTCAGGTAGCACTATTGCCGCCCAAGCTTTAACTGCAACTACAATAACTGCTACAGGTGACATCAGTTTTAATGGTGGTGACTTTGTATTTAATGAAAGTGGTGCATCAAAAGATTTTAGAGTTGAAGGTGACTCTGATGCCAATTTACTATTGGCTGATGGTAGTGCAGATAGAGTAGGAATTGGACTTGCAACCCCACTTGCAAAATTAGATGTTAATGGCACTACAGATGCAGAATTAAGAATTACAAGACAATTTGCTACTGTTTCTGCTTCTAATACAGACCAAGGTGCTGTACTACATCTTTTTAATGATATTAATTTTGAGAATGGTTATAATGGTGCTGCTAGTGTTGGTCAAATTATTTTTAGTTCAGATGATGATTCTACTGGTCAAGGTATAAGGTCAAAAATAGCTTGTTCTAAAAAGGGGTATGGTCATACTGAAACTTTAGATTTTTATGTATCACCTAATAACACTACAAGTAACCAAGTTTCTGCTACTAGTAATTCTACATCAAAACACGTTAGTATTTTTGGTGGTGGTTGCACAATATTCAATTATTCAGTTTCAGGCAGAACAGAACCTGCGTATACTACAAGAGCATTTGAAGCATACTCAACAGCCGATAATATTTCTTCAGCAGTTATTCATAATAAGAGTACAGGAAGTTATCCTGCAGGGATATCTGTAGCTTATGATGGAACTCCAGATGACCAAGACCAATATGCTTATTACTTTTTTGATGGCACTGCTGCTAGATTTTTAGTTTTTAATGATGGTGATGTAAGAAATCACGATAACTCTTATGGTGCATTATCTGATGAAAGAATTAAACAAGATATTGTAGATTCAAACTCTCAATGGAATGATATAAAAAATATCAAAGTTAGAAACTTTAAAAGAAAAGATGATGTTGCACAATATGGTGACAAAGCATGGTCGCAAATAGGTGTTGTTGCTCAAGAAGTAGAAACTGTTTGTCCAAATATAATAAGAGAATCAAATCCTACACCTGAAGATATTAAAATGAGTGCAGAGTTTGGAACTTTATACACTCAAACTGATAAAGATAATGATGACATTCCAGAGGGTAAACAAATTGGTGATGTTAAAGAAGTAAAATCAAAAGTTAAATCTATTGGATATTCAGTATTGTATATGAAAGCAGTTAAAGCATTACAGGAAGCAATGGAACGAATAGAAACATTAGAAGCCAAAGTAAAGACATTGGAGGAAGCGTAAATGGGAAGAGCAAGAGATAGAGCAAGTGCAGACTTAAATGGTCAAGAGTTTATTCTTGATGCAGATGCTGACACATCTATATCAGCAGATACTGATGACCAAATTGATATTAAAATAGCAGGTGCTGATGACTTTCAATTTACTGCAAACACCTTTACTGCTCAATCAGGAAGTACAATAGCTGCACAGGCTTTGACTGCAACGACTATTACAGCTAGTGGTGTGGTTGATGTAACAGATACTACAGATGCAAGTGATGCTACTGGAGATACAGGTGCGTTAAGAACAGAAGGTGGTGTTAGTATAGCTAAAAAATTGTATGTTGGTACAGACCTTAGTGCTGCAGGTGATATAAGTTTTGATGGTGGTAACTTTGTATTTAACGAGAGTAGTGCTGATGTAGATTTTAGACTTGAATCAGATTCACAAGGTCATGCCTTTTTTCTTGAAGGTAGCACAAGTTTAGTTGGTATAGGTGTTTCAAATCCTGCTGATTATAATTCTTATGGCAATGGACTTGTTATTGATAGGTCAGAAACATCTGGGTCATCAGGAATAACTTTAGTTAGTGCAACAGATGGTTATGGTTCAATATATTTTAGTGATGCCACTGGAAATGTAACGCATGGTGCTATTGAGTATGGTCATGGTGCAGACCTTTTAAAAATTAAAACTGCTAGTGCTGAGAGATTAAATATTGATGCAAGTGGATTTATAAGTCACATATTTACATCAGATAACTCAACGACTGCTGAAGGTTTATTTATAAACAATAGGCAAAATTCAACAGGCAATAACGCTTCTCTTATATTTAGTAATGATAGTGGTGCTAGAAAAAAAGCAGCAATCGCACATATTGACACTGGTAGTTATGGTTCAGGTAATTTAATATTTGCTGTAGATGGTGCAGATTCTGGTGCAGTGCATTTAACTAACGATGAAAAAATTAGAATTACTTCTAGTGGATATTTACATATAGGTGGTGCTGATACCTCTGTTGATAATTCAGCTTATTTTGAGGATGCAGGTAATTTAGTAATTAGAAGGGGAAGTGACTCCAACGCAACTATGCTTTCTTTTTTAAATGGTGGGAGTCTTGTAGGTAGAATTTCAACAAGCACCACAGCTACAACTTATCATACATCATCAGATTATAGACTTAAAGAAAATGTTACCTATGATTGGGATGCAACATCAAGATTAAAACAATTAAAACCTGCAAGATTTAATTTTAAAATAGATGAAGACACAACTGTAGATGGATTTTTAGCACATGAAGTGTCTGACATTGTTCCAGAAGCTATAGTTGGAGTAAAAGATGAAACACAAGATTTAGGAACTATAAAAAATGAAGAGGGTAATATAGTTCAAGAAAATGTTTTAGAAGCAAAAACAAAAAAAGATGAAGGACAAACTTGGACAAAAACAAAAACAGAAAATGTTTATCAAGGTATAGACCAAAGTAAACTCGTACCATTGTTAGTTAAAACAATACAAGAATTAGAAGCTAGAGTAGCAACATTGGAGAAAGCGTAAATGGCATATATAGGTAGAACAACAGATGGCTTTGGTGTAAGACAAAGATTTGTATTTACTCCAAATGCAGGTACTACATCAATAAGTGGCAATGATGTTAGTGGTGCTACACTAACCTTTTCAGATAGTGTGTACATGGATGTGTTTCTCAATGGTGTGTTGCTCAAAGCAGGAACAGACTATAACACAAATACAGCTAACACCATAGCAGGACTAACAGCGACTGTAGCAAATGATGAAGTAACTGTATTAGTCTATGACATCTTTACAACTGCCGATATGGTCAGTGCTACAAGTGGTGGTACGTTTAGTGGTAATGTTACACATAGTGGCACAGTTACTGTTGATGACACTACTGACTCTACATCTACTACAACAGGGTCTATACAGACAGATGGTGGTTTAGGTGTAGCAAAAGATGTGGTTGTTGGTGATGATATATTATTAAAGTCAGATGCTGCTGTAGTAAAGTTTGGTGCTGATTCAGATGTTACTTTAACACACGTTGCAGACACAGGTTTATTACTTAATAGTACAATGGCTTTACAGTTTAATGATGCAAGTCAGTCTATTAATGCACCAAGTGCTACAGTGTTAGATATAAATGCAACAGACGAAATTGAGTTAAACGCTACGGCTGTTGACCTTAATGGTACTTTAGATGTTAGTGGTACATCAACTTTTAGTGACAATTTAACTATCAGTGAAGGTAATCCTGAATTGTTTTTAGCTGCAACTGGTGATGGTGGCGAAGGTTCAATAGGTTTTAAAGATGATGATGGAAATATAGACGGCAAGATAGCATACAGAACTGATTATAGTGGTCAAACAGATAACTATATGACCTTTCATACTAATGGTTCTAGTGAAAGAATGAGAATTGATTCTAGTGGAAATGTAGGTATAGGTGTAACACCTGACGACCATCTTCATGTAAAAGGTTTTTTTCAAGTAGAAGGTAAAGCAGGAGATGGAAACTATATAAGATTTGATAATACAGCAAATAGTGGTAATATTTGGAGAATAGGTCCGGGTGTTTATTCACATACTACTTTTTCTATTTATAATCAAACAGACAATTCACATGTTGTAAATATAGAATCAGTAAATGACCAACTTATGTTTAGGTCAATGACAGAAGTTAGTTTAGCAGATGATGCAACTGCGATTGCTGTTGCTAATAGTTTTCAAGGTATAGTTGTTGTAACTTCAACGAGTAATGCCTTAACAGCTGTATATAGAGTTGAAGGGCAAAATACCCCTACTTTAATTAGTGGTAATTCTAATTTTACAAACTCTGATACAGATGGAAAGTTCTGTCTTATATCAGCAGCTAGTTCCAATAATGTAACTTTTAGAAATAGATTTGGAGCAACATATGGATTTAAAATAGCATCATTTGGTGTATTAAGTTAGGAGAATAAAATGACATTAAGCGTTACAGTAGAAAGATTTGTTCAAGAAAAAATAGATGAAAATAAAGATATAGTACCTGATGGTACGTTAAAACAAAATGTAACTTTAAAATTTAAAGATACAGATATTGATAATAACTCATATATAGAAACTGTATGGTTGACTATAGATAGCAGTAAATCTGATGATGATTATGTTAAAGAAGCATATGAAGCTATGAAAGATAATGCTACTGCGTGGTCAAATGAATATAAGTTAGTGGGTAAGACATTTAATCCTGACACAGGTAAAATGGAGTAATGGAAGTAAACCCAATACTATTTTGGAATGGACTACTAACACTCGTCATAGCACCTGCTATATGGGTGTTTCGTGGTATGTTTATGGAAGTAAAACGCTTGGATATACTCCTCAATAAGACACGAGAGGAATATGCTAAACGTGATGATGTAAAAGAAGATATGCACACAGTAATGGATGCGTTACAAAGACTAGAAGATAAATTAGATAAAATATTAATAGGTAAATAATTATGGCAAAGTTTAAGGCATTTAAGCCACAGGCTATGGAACGTATAGCTAGAGGTATGGGCTACTCAGGAGACATGAGTGGCTTTCGACAATACCTAGATAGTAATGTTTCTCTTAAACAAAGAATGAAACAGCTAGAAGATTCTGCTATTGAGATGGCTGATGCAGGAGTTGTACGCTTACCTACACAAACACAACAACAACCACAAGATACTATTGGTGGATTTGTAGAGCCACCTAAACAAACATTTCAACAGGGTGGCATGGCTAGACCTGCGTATACAGGTGATATGCAATTTGGTAGTGAGGTTGTAGGTTTATCAGGTGATAGGTCAGGTGTTCCATATTTTACAGATAATACTAATTTAGAAGATTTAAGAAAGTTACAACAATACTATTCCGATGCCTACAAAAGGTCTGGAACATTTAGTCCTTTTAAAAGAAGTTATAGTAATTTAAGACAACAAGCACAATTTAGAGCAGACCAACTAGACCCTATAATTCAAAAAAATAAATATCTATCTAATATGCAAGGTGCAGGTCCTTTACAAACATACTATAGAGATGCTCCTGCTAATTTATTTTTACAAGGTCAGGGTGATGCATTAAATACTTATATAAGACAACAACAATTACAAGACCCACTAAAAGGATTTCAAATGTCTAGGTTTGCTTTACCAGATGATACTATAAGAGACATGGCAATGTCTGATACTATTACACTAGCTGATGGTAGAAAATTTGGTTTTAATAGCATGGCAGAGGGTGCTGCTTTTAGACAATATTTAGACCAACTTGGTGCTAATTATAGTGTATCACCTATGATACCAGATGTAATTGAACCTGCACCTACTACACCTACTACACCTACTACACCTACTAATCCTACTACACCTACTAATCCTACTACACCTACTACAGGCACAGCACAACCTTTACCCCAACAGTTTATACCACAACAATCTTTTACACCCGGAAAACAAATACAGGATTTAATGGCTAAACAAGCACAGTCACCTGCATTACCCACAGGTGCTACGATAGTACCTCAAGGAACGCTACAAGAGCCGGGACAGATGATTGACCCATCAGAGGGTCAGGTAACAGGTTCTATACAAACACCCATAGCACAAGCTACTACAGCACTCACACAAACACCTATGGTTGCACCTGCTATGCAAATAGACCCTGTAACAACACAACAAAATTTAAAAATGTTACAGGCTGACGCACAGCAAAATGTTTCTGTTCCTATTGTATCAGCACAAACTGCTAATGCATCTTCTATTTCAAACTTAAATGCTGCACAGGGTACGGCAATAGAAATGCAAAATCCTGTGCAAAGACAAATACAAGCAGGAGAGATTATATCTCCTAGTGCCAATGCTCAAACTGCAGCACAATTTGTAGAGCAAGTTCAGGTTGCAACAGCAACACCTTCACAACAAGCGACTGTGCAAGGTCAATTAGAAGGAATGATGAAACAGTTTGAGGATGGTAATACACCTGCGTGGGCTGCAGGTGCAATAAGAGCTGCAAATCATGCAATGATACAAAGAGGTGTTGGTGCATCTAGTATCGCAGGACAAGCGATTGTACAGGCTGCTATGGAGTCAGCGTTACCTATAGCATCAGCAGATGCACAGACACAAGCACAGTTTGAAGCACAAAATTTAAGTAACAGACAACAAAGAGCAATGTTAGCCGCACAGCAACGTGCTACATTTATGGGTATGGAGTTTGACCAAACATTTCAGTCTAGAGTTCAAAACTCTGCTCGTATAGGTGATATAGCTAATATGAACTTTACTGCTGAACAGCAGGTAGCACTAGAAAACTCTCGTGCAGCAAATACAGTTAATTTAAATAATTTATCTAATAAACAAGCTATGGTCATAGCAGAAGCATCTGCATTAGCAAATATGGACTTATCCAATCTAAATAATAGACAACAAGCTGCAGTAATGAATGCTCAAAATTTTATGCAAATGGATATGGCTAATTTAAGTAACGCACAGCAAACAGAATTATTTAACGCTCAAGCAAGACAGCAATCTTTATTTACAGACCAAGCTGCAATAAACGCATCACAACAATTTAATGCAACATCTCAAAATCAAGTTAATCAATTCTTTTCACAATTACAATCACAAGTAGGACAGTTTAATGCAGCACAAGCTAATGCACAATCACAGTATAATGCAGGTCAAGTAAATACAATAGAGAGATTTAATGCAGAATTAAATAATCAACGTGACCAATTTAATGCACAGAATAGACTAGTTATAGACCAAAGTAATGCACAGTGGAGAAGACAGTTAGCTACAGCAGATACTGCTGCAATCAATCGTGCAAATGAATTAAATGCAACAGCATTATTAGGATTATCGAATACTGCATATAATAACTTGTGGCAATATTATGGTGATGCTATGGAATGGGCTTGGACATCTGCTGAAAATGAAAGAAGTCGTGTTATTAATTTAGCTATCGAACAGTTAAGAGCAGACGCAGATGCTAACATACAGTCAATGAAAAATGATTATAGTTCTTCTGCAGGATTTGGAACACTTATTGGTTCTTTCTTAACTGCAGGAGCAGATAGCGTTATTGGTAATATATTTGGATTAGGATAGGAGAATATATGTTTGATGCAGCATTTAAAGCAGTTACAAATTTAAAGTTGCCAACAGAACAGCAACCTAAAAAAGAAACATCAGGTCTATTGTCTCGTAGCAATATGCCACAGATGACTAAAGAAAATATGGATGCAAGACAAACTGTTGCAAAGTATGTACAGCAAATAAGAAATAGAAGAAAGGCATATCGTGATGGCACAACCTGATGCACCTTATATTGATGGTCCTATAGCAGGTCAGTCACTAACATTTGAATTAGGTAATAGACCTTGGCAAAACCCACCACAGTTTAATACTGTAGAGGAAACACTTGAGTATTATATACCACGTTTTCTAGACTCTGACATATCAGAACAGTTAATGGATGTCATAGAAATGGGTATACCCATAACTACTATAGCAAATGCTATGCAGACAGGTGGTGTTATGCAAGGCTATCACACATTAGATGTAGGTATATTAGTTATACCTGTACTTGTAGAGATGATGGTATTCTTAGCAGAAGAAGCAGATATAGAATACAGAGTTGGCACAGAAGATGATAGGTTAAAGAAAAGTAATTTTAATGATAGCACTATTGCCCTTGCTAAGAAAAGATTAAAAGAAAAGATGTCTGAAAAAGAAAAGGTAGAGGATAATATTAAGAAAGATGTGGTTGAAGAAACGGAAGAACCACAAGGATTAATGGCTAGGAGAAGTTAATGGTATTTTATGTAGGTGCAGCGTTAGGTAAAATAGGTGAAGCAATTCAAGCAGATGAAGCAGAAAAAAGGGCTTCTAGACGTGAAGAAGAAAGATATGAGAGAAATAGAACAGACCTTATCATGGATAAGGCAATAGATACTGCAACCCAATTATATTATAAGAAAAAAGAAGCTGCAGAAGCAGAAAGAGCAGCTGTAGAAAAACTTATGAGTAGACTAGAAACTACAGGTCTTGATGTAGATGAAAGATTTAGAATAGCACAAGGTGGGGAGTCTGCTGTAAATGACATAATGGATAGATTTAATACTTGGACATCTACCTTTGGTGAGAAGTCTGACTCAACTCTAGAGTTTGGAGACTTTTATGATATTCAAAAAAGTGCTAATGAAAACACAGCAACAGATTATTCATCTTTAACAAACAAAGAGTTTTTAGATTTATTTATGCGTAATACAGTTAAATATGACTCAGCACCTATACAAGCATATTTAGCACAATATGGTATGTCTTTAAGTCAGGAAGATTTACCAGATTACTTTCAGTTTGCAGACTCTCAAGCAGATGAAACAGAAGTTGCTATACCAACATTAGGTACTCTTACTGTTAATCAAGATGCTTTGAAAGAAGCATTAGCTAACCCAGAAAAAGCACTAGAATTTGCAAGTATTACAGAAGCTATAGATAAAACAAATTTAGAACTAATAGATTTAAACATAGCTGAAAAAGCAATGAGAGCATCTAATCAGGCAAATAGTGAAGAACATAAAGCATTAATACAAAAAATTAATGAAAAAAAATATAAGTTAGACAGATATAACAAATTAAAACCTACTGAATCTAAAAAAATAGATGAACTAATAGGTGATACAGTACAACAACTAAATGAAGCTAGAAATGCAGATGAGCCAAATGCAGAAAAAGTAAAACAATTAGAAAATGATTTAGATTTTTATTTAGGTAAAAGTGCAATAATTAAAAACGCAGGTAAAGTTGCTCCGTTAAATGAAGTTGTAGCAAATACAACAATGGAAATAGATAAATTAAACAGATTAGACCCTGTAGCAAATAAAGACAAAATAGAAGAATTACAAGCAACACAGATTGCTGCACTTAAATCAATACAAGCAATACAAGAAGCTAAAGAAAAGGCACAAGAAAAATATAAAGACAAAGCAGAACCTACAAAATCTAAAGGTGGCTTTACAAGCATTACTGGAGCACAAAATTTTGTGCTAAAAGCAAAAGCTAATAAATTATCTAGTGAATATTTTATAGCAAGTGAAGGTCTTGAAACTCAATATGCTCTTAAATTTGCAGGTGCTGACGAAAATCAAGCTAAAAATTACAGAGATTACATTTCAAAAATGGATAGTAATGTTTTGCCATATTTAAATGGTTTAATTAATAATGATAAATATGCTAATACAGATGTAAAAAATCCATATAAGGATGATAAATTTTTATTAGGACCTGTAGGTGCAGAATTAGAAGACTTTAAATCTAACTTAAAGGATTACTTTTTAAAATTTAAAAATAATAAAACATTAAAAGCTGCAGGAACAGACGAAAATGTACATTCAGGGATAGTAGTATCTGAAGAACAAATATTAGATGGTCAGACAATAAAAAAACTATCACAAGAAGGTAAACTTAAACCGGGAGATTTTTTTGAATTAAAAATTCCAACATCATTAACAGATGACGCTTTTATACAATTAATTTGGACAGGTAAAAATATTTACTCTTTAAATTTACAGACTAATCAAATGGAGTCTTATTAAAAATGGGTCTGCAAGAACTAATTGAACAACACACAGTTTATAATGACAACAGAAATGCTTTATCGTCTAATGGTGTAACATCTAATGCAGATACTAGCGATGAAGCAAAAACTAAAATAAAAAGTCTCATATTGCAACATCAATCAAATCAAAACACAAATAAAGTCACACAAGAATTAGAAGATGATAGTAACATTCAAATAGAACAAGATGCTATGAAATTAGAAGCTAATGTAGATGATTTGAAAGCACAAAAAAACATATTTTTAAAAGCAATATCTGGTTTTAAATATTATTATGATGATGTATTATATAGAGGTATACTAGGTGGTAGTAGAGAAGCAGGTCAGCAATTAATACAGGCTACTACAGAATTTACTGAAGCAGGTTTAGAAGAATTAGGAAAAGAACTAGGCTACGAAATGGATAAAAGTAAATGGAATACATTATCTGATGAACAAAAAAATAAGTACAGAGAAATATTTAGAGTCTATGACCAAGAAAAAGGAGACAAAATATATTTCGGAAAAAATGTTGATTTAGAAGTTCCATATAACTTACCTAGTGTAGAAGAGCCAAAAACAATATTAGGTTCTTTTGTTAGAGATGCTTCTCAATTTTTAACTTCTTTTGTTCTTGCTCCGGGTGGAAAAACAGCAGTTGGAAAATATGTAACTAAAGGTGCTATAGCAGATGCTCTGTTTGACCCTAAAGAAGGTAACCTAGCTACTTTTATAAAAGAGTTTGCGTATGTAGATGACAACGGAGATGAGCAGATAGGTATTGTAAAAGAAGTATTAGATTTTTTAGATAGTAAAGTAGACGATAGTGCAGAAGCAGAAGACAAAATAAGGGCTAGACTAAAACAATCTGTAGAAGGTGGTATATTAGGATTAGCTGTTGACGGATTTATGGTAGGATTAAAGTATGCAAAAGGTAATGAAGATTTAAAAACAATAATTATAAGAGGTATAACAGAGCAAGAATATGACCCAAAAGCTATAAAAGAAGCGACAAAAATAGTTAGAACAGGGAAAGCTAAAACAGCAGCAAAACAGGCTTTGAAATATAGAGAAATAAGGTCTACTTTAATTAAACAATTTGAACAAACTATAGGAGCAAGAAGTCAATTTGATATAGATGAGGTTATAGACGATAGTTTATTAATATCAAAAAAAGATAAAAAAGGTTTTTTAGTTTTAGATATGGATAAGGCTAAAAAATCAGGTCTTAATATTGCAAAATACAGAAATGCCGATGAATTAAATATGGATGTATTAGATTATAGGCAAAGTTTAGGAAGAGGAGAAAGAGGAGATGAAACAGCTTCTTTAATACGTGATGCAGAAAATAATTTAGTATTTCCTATATTAAAACCAGAAAAGTTAGATGCTCTAGTCGCAGCAGCAGGTGATGTGTTTGAAAAATTTCCAAACAAAGTAGATTTAAAAAACAAATCTGTAATAGATAATTTAATGGAATTGTCTTTAGAGACAGCATCAGATGGTAAGCCTTTGTTAGCTACGGATGAATTGCTTGAAACATTAAATAAATATGGTATAAGTTTTGAAGAATACGTAACAATGTCTGTTGGCTCTGCTTCATCAGCAGGTAAAGTGTTACAGAAAATGAGTGCTATAGCGAAAAGATTTAAGTCAAAAGAGGTTCTTGGAGAAAGAGATAATATAAATAAAACACAAAAAAATATAGCTAAAGTAGGTTTAAGAATAGAAAATATAAGTAGGGGTTTGCTTGTTTCTCAAATAGCAACAGCTATGAGAAATATACAGTCTGCAGGTATAAGAGCACCACTAGAAGCATTACAAAATGTAATGGATACGGCATTATATAATTTAGAGAATGAGGGTATTGCATCAGGAATGAAAGCCATAATAAGTCCTACAAATTGGACTGATTCTTTTAAAGGCATGAGATATATGTATGATGCTTCAAATTGGGGTGAGTTTGCTGAACTAACAGATTTTATATTAAAAACACCCGGATTTGGTGATGAACATAAAAGAATGTTTGACCAAGTAAGTGAAGTTAGACGTAACATGGAATTAGATTTAAAAGGTTCTGGCTTAAAAACAAAAGCTATGGAAAAAGTGTTAAAGGGTGCAGAAGGTGGAGTAGATTTTTTAAATAGTGTGAACAGATGGCAAGAGTATATGATAAGAAGAGCCACTTTTATGGGAGAACTTGAAAGACTTGTAAAAAGAAAATATGATATAGATTTAATGGAATTAGCAAAAACAGGCAATATAGATGACCTTCTTTCTAAAGAGGATTTTAAAGAAGTTCTTACTGATTCTGTAACCAAAGCAATGGATATTACATATGCAAAACAACCTGATTTTTATTTTTTTAAAGAAACCACTAATTTTATAACACGTAATGGTTTAACCACTGTAGCACCTTTTCCACGTTTTATGTTTAATAGTATGGAACTACTAGGAAATTACGCTGCAGGTGCTCCATTACCAATTATGAAAAAAGTTTTAGGTGGTGGTAAATTTACTGCTAAAGATAGAAAACAAATATCTAGAAATATGTTGGGTTGGACAGTAGTGCTACCTGCAGCTATGATGTACAGAAATCAAGATGATGCTCCTGCTGATTATAAATTATTAGCAAATAATGATGGTACTACAACAGATACCACTCCAATGTCTCCTTTGCTACGACAATCTCTTTGGATAGCTGAAGCCATAAAAAGAAATGATGATGGTGAACTATTACAATGGATGGAGAAACAAGGTTGGAGAGAAGCAACAGAAACAATATTTGGAACAAATTTAAGAGTTGGTAGTGGTGAAGTTATATTTAAAGACCTTGCAGAAGCTGTACTTTCTTCTGATGGAATGGGTACAGAAAAGGGTGCTAAATTTTTAGGAACTTTTATGGGTGAGTGGATTTCAAGATTTGGAACACCATTGAATCAAATAATAGAAGTTCAACGTGGTATGGGATATAGAACAGATGAATTTAAAGATTTTAATACAGAACCTGAAATAAAAGCATCTGGAAACATTATAAATTTTGCACAAGAGGTGGGTAAATATGTAATGCAACCATCTAAGAAAAGAGGTTATTTAAATATATTTAGCCCCGGAACAGATGAAGAATTTATTGATGTTGATGGTAATGTTGTAAAAGTACCAAATAGAGAAACTGTTTTTCAGGCAGGAAATCGTAATTATAGAGTTGGCTCAATGCTAAAAGTATTTTCAGGTTTAAGTACAAAAAGAGAGTATTCAGATGCTGGTAAGTATTTAGAAGACTTAGGTTACAGAGATTTTAAAATTGTAACTAGAAGTATTTCACCCGGATTTAAAAATTTTGAAGCTGCTAGTTTAAGAGAAAATTTAACTACTATAGTTGACCATGTGAAAGAGGGTAGTTACTTTTATACAATGCAGGAAAAGTTCTATAATAAACTATCGGATAAAGCAAAATCAAATATTAAAAAAAGAACATTTATTAGAGATGCACAAAGAAAAGAAATTGATAATCAACTTAAATTTTTTAAATCTAAAATTGATAAATTTATAGCAGGTATAGAGACAGATGATAAAGGCTCTCTTAAATTTGATATTGAGTTTGAAAAGAGTAGATATGTATTAGCTGCACAGAAATTTAGAAGACTACCTGCTACAGCTAAAAAAGATGCCTTAAATAAAATGGACATATTTTTAAAAGGAGAAACTTTAGATTTATCTAATCCAATTCACTTGGAAAAGATAATAGATTTTGCTAAAATAAAATAGCTATCTTCG